GAAGACGAACGACCGCCGGCCGCTGTTGTCGGGCGCGACCTGGACCGACGCGACGGACGTGACGTTGTCGGCGCCGTAGTAGAGCGCGAGGCTCTCCGCGTTCGTCTCCAGCATCGTGAAGGCGTAGGTGACGGCGAAGTCGCTGCGGACCTCGCGGACCCGGGTGCTGTTCTGCCAGGCCCGGATCGTCTCGCGGCTGTCCTCGAGCGTCTCAGTGATGCCGTCCTCGCTGATGAAGCCGACCTCCGCGAAGGCGACATCCAGCGCGGTCGTCGCGTCCGACGGCACCGCCGTCCCCGAGTCGGCGTGGTAGACGCCGCCGGTGATGGCGACCTGGACCTTGGTGCTGTCGAGTGCCATGACGGCGTCCTCTCGGTTGACGGGTTGTGCTCTGTCAGACGGTCAAGGGCGAGCCGCGGAACACCAGCTCGCAGGTGAACAGGTAGAGCGGCCCCGTCGGGTCGGGGACGTAGGACGGGCCGGAGGTCGACCCGACCGCGCGCACCGGGCCGATACCGACGCTGGCGCGCAGGAAGGCGTGCACGCGCAGGGCCAGGTCGTGTGCGACGACCTCGGACTCGGCGAAGACCCGGACGGTCAGCCGCGCCGAGTCCGTCGCCGGGCCTAGCGCCAGACCGCCGTCGCGGCGGATGAGCACCCGGCGAGGTCCGGTGCCGGCGTCCGCGACCCCGAACGTCACGCCCGGGATGCGGGCGGTCAGATAGTCGACCGCCCACGCCTCCGGGTTCGGGAAGACGATGGCGGGCGTCATCGGCCCGCCGCGTCCAGTGCGCGAGCCAGGTTGCCCGTGCGTGCCTCGACGACCGGCGCGTGCCGAGCCGTGGAGCCGACCCGATGGACCGCACGGTCCGTCGTGCCGGGCGCGGAGGTAAGGCCGGCGCGGTAGGCCCCGGTCTTCACCGGGGCGCTCGCTCGCGCGGCGGACAGGACCCGGTCGGCTCGGCCAGCCAGCATCCTGCGGACGTCGCTGGAGGTCAGCAGCTCGCGCATCCCGCGGCTGTTGAGCTTCACCTTGACGCTCATCGCAGCCACCAGGCCCGGGCCGCGCCAGCCCGCTCCGAGGACAGAGCGACCGAGGACAGGCCCTTGCGGAACGGCCGGAGAGCCTGCTTGTCCGCCGAGGACAGGTACGGGCCGCCGGAGTGCGTGATCGGGCCGCCGTCGGTGCGGAACGCCGTCACGGGCACCGTCAGCGCCCGCACGACCACCTGCGCGGCGACCCCCGCCACCGCGGGCGGGACCTCGGAGAAGTCCCGCCCGCAGTAGCCGGAGATCAGCGCGCTGACGTCGACGATGAGGGCCTCAGCCCTCGCCATCTCCTGCTCGGTCACGCTTCGCCCGAGACGTGCTTCGACGTCGAGGACGGTTGCCAGCGGAGGAGTCGGCTCGCTCGTCGTTCCCACTGCGAGTGCCACCGGCGTCTCCGCTCTGCTCGGTCCAGTTGCTGTCCGCCTCGGCGAGGCGCGCGGTGCGGGAGCCGTCAGCCACCCGGACCACCCGCCCCGTCGTGTGGCGGAACGTGCGAGCCACTACGGGGTGGTGTCGGGCAGGACCGCGCCGACGCCGTAGGACCGGGCGCCCGTCTCCGGGGTCGCGACCTGGCCGAGGACGTAGGCGAGCCGGGCCTTGAAGCGCAGCGCGACCATGTCCTTCTCGGCGAGGTTGATGCCGCCGACCGTGGCCTGGTCGAGGAACTTCACCGTCACGTCCTGACGGACACCGATGCGGACCGTGGACGGGTCCACGATCAGCGAGGTGGCCTCGGCCGGCACCCAGGAGCCGTTGCGGCTCCAGTAGGTGTCGAAGCCCAGGACGTCCGTCCCGTTGAGGACGGGGTGGCCGTCCGAGCCGCGCAGGTTCGCGAGCTGGTACATGAGCGCCCGCTTGGCGATGAGCGTCCCCGGGTCGAAGCCGTCGTCCGCGACGAGGCCGGCGACCTGGAGGTGCGCGCCGTAGAGGTCGTTCGTGCCACCCGGGCCGTCGACGACGGCGACGGTGTTGCCGGCGGCGACAGCCGCGGCCTGGAGGTCGAGCGACGTCCACGACGCGGGCTTGTTGGTGCCGAAGAACACCGCACCGTCGAACGCGGTGCCGATGGCCTGGCCGCCGAGCTCGGCGATCTGCGCGAGGATGTCCTCGGTCGCGTCGTCGATGGTGTTCTCGTGCACCGGCACGATGACGGCGATCTCCTCGGCCACGAGGGTCTGGTCGGCCCAGGTGACCTGCGCGGTCGGCTTCGTCCCGGTGTTGTCGGTGTCCGAGACGAACGCCGCGACGGGCAGCGTCGCGAGCACCGGCATGTGTGAGACCTTCGTCCCCATGTTCACGGTCGGGAACGCCTGCATCGCGACGCTCTGCTGCGTCGCGGCCTTGATGACCTGAGAGCCGTACTCCTCGCCGATCAGCGAGGCGACCTCAGCGCGGGTGATGTCAGCCACGGCTGACTCCTTTCACGATCCCCGCCGAGGTCGGTCCTCGCGGGAGCTGGTGGTCAGCCCTGCCGCAGGGCGCGGAGGGCTGCTGCCGCGCGCCCCTGCTCGCCGCCCTTGGGGGCCGCGGAGCCGGACGCGAGGGATGAGGGCTTCGGGACGGGGCGCTTGCCCTGCGCGGCCCAATCGAGGACCCGCTGCGCCGAGGCGCGCATGGACTCCTCGTCGGTGCCGTTGACGACCTCGGGGATCACGCCCATCTCGGCGGCGATCCGGGTCTTCAGGGCGGTCTGCTCGAACTCGGCGGCGCGGCGCTCGGCCGCGGCGGCGCGCTCCTCGGCGGCCTTGATGCGGTCGGCGGCCTTCTGCGCCTCGGTCTTGCCCGCCTCCTCGATGGCGGCGAGCTTCGACGCCTTCTCGCGTAGCGAGTCGTAATCAGCGAACTTGCTCCGCTCGCGCTCAAGTCGCTTAGCCAGCGCCCGATCAAAGTCCTCCTGCGAGGTGATCGGAGTGAACTCAGCGGGCTTGCCGGCCGGCGGCTGGTCGTTCTGCGGCTGGTCGTTCTGCTCCTCGCCCATGCGAGTCCTCCTATGCGCCACCGATTGACCGCTCGATGTAGGCGTCGACCCGCTCGGCGCGGGTGGCTCATGGGCCGTTAGACGGCCGGGTTCTCGCGCAGGTACGCGCGGACGCGCTCACGGTCGGCGTCGGTGCTGCTGCGCAGGCTCGGCGTGTACGGCTTCACCGGGCGGGGCTCGCCGCGGAACGCGACGGCCGCCGTGCATCGGCACTTGTCGTGGCTCGCGAAGTTGGCCGTCGCGGCGGTGTAGACCGCGCCTCGACCGGCCAGCATTTGGCAAAACGCGCACCCACCGGCGGCGAACCGCTGCCAGCCGTCGGCCTGCGGGTCCGCCACCGCCGACCCCATCACCGTCTCCCGCGCGACGTCGCTGATCCGACGGATCATCCCGCCGTCCAGCAGCGCCAGCGCCGCAGCCGGCCCGGACCCTCCGTACATCGGCGCGAGTCCCCACCCGATCAGGGCATCCACCCCGCGGTCCCCGACCTCGGCCGGGATCGCGGTGAACGACCCGCGGACGCCCGCAGCCTCGCGCACGTCGTCGTACCAGTCCGCTGCCAGCGCCGCCGCAGCCGCGCCGTACTCCGCGACCAGCGCAGGCATCACGTCGCGCAGGGCCTCGTTCACCGCGTCGGCGGTGTCGAACATGCGGAAGATGTCGGCCAGGGCACGGGTCGCCTCGGCGCGGATGGTGATGACGCCACTGCGCAGGACGGCCGGACCCACCGCCTACTCCTGCGGCGCGCGAGCCGCCAGCGCGTCGAGCACACCGCGACCCTGCGCCCGTCGCAGCGCCGCTCGAGCAGAGTCGACACGCTGCTTCGACCAGCCCGGGACCTCCTGCAACAGCTCCTCGATGGGCACGCCGGCCGCGTTGAGCTTCACGATGCCGTCGACCACCTGCGCGAACGACCGCGCCTCGGTGTCGCGCCAGGTGACCTCGGCGTCCTCGGCGACCGTCTGGCCCGCCATCTGCGCGGCGAGGCGGATGAGCTGCTCCCAGGACTCCCCGAACGACTCGCGCTTCTCGGCGAGCTTGCGCTGATGCGGCGCCTCGGCCATCGCGATGGCCTCGGCCGACAGGTTCGCCATACGGCCAAAGGCCGACAGGGGGATTTGCGCCTCCATCGCGAGGTGCGTGAGCATTTCCTCGAGGATCGCGTTGTACGGCTCGACCGACGCGGCCGGGAACGCGCCAACCTTGACGTTGTCGTCGTCGAACGACATGAGCCGCGCCATCGACACCCGCACGAGGTCGTCACTGTCCGAGGCGGCCCAGCCAATCGCGTACCGCTGCGGGAAGGCCCCGAAGCGCGACACGACCAGGCGGTCGAAGTTGACCGTGTTGATCGCCCGCTGCTGCGAGATCAGCGGGTGCACCTCGCCAACGACGACGGACTCCGCGTCCCGCTTGTTGACGAAGCGCACCACCGGGCAGACGCCCGCGCCGTGCGGGTTGCTCTCCAACACCTCGCGGACCGAGACGCGCTGCGTGGCCGGCTCACGGTCGCGCGCGTTGAGGACCGTCGCGACCGTCCCGAGGTCGAGCAGGTACTCGTGCTCGTCGTCGTACAACCGACCCCGGCGGACCGGCTTGCGCGCGGAGAAGTCGACCCACGTCTCGAGCGCGTAGATCGGCCAGCGGTCCACCAGCGGGTCGGCGTACACCGCGAGCATCTGCCGAGGGCTGCGCAGGTGCACGTCGCGGAAGCGGTCCAGCACCGCATACGACGAGCCGTAGGCCAGCGCCGGGCGGTGCGCGTCGTGCTGCCGAGCGTCGAGCCGCTGCTGCTGCCACCACGCCCAGGCCGGGTCGTCCTCGGCCGCCTCGGGGGAGCGGAAGCCCCGCACGCCGAGGTTCTGCGCGAAGGCGTCGACCACGATGGCGATGACGTTCTTCACCGACATCTTGGCGATCTCGTGCAGCTCGTCGCCCGCACCCTCGGGGACCGCCGGCACGCCGTACTTCCCCCGCAGGTAGCCGTGCGCCCGGTCGTGCTCGAGCATCTCGGCCTGGTGCAGGTGCCACAGGTCGCCGACGACGTCGGTGGCCTCCTCGGGAGTCAGCACAGACAGACTCCTCTCAGGCAGTGACGACGCGGCCGGTCGGCCGCTTCACGTTCAAGGTCGCGCCGTAGTGCGCGAGGGTCGCGGCGACTAGCGGCGCGATGTTCCGGGCAGGGTCCTTGCGGTTCCAGCCCCACCCGCCCGCGTCGCCGATCTTGCGCTTCTCGGCTCCCGCGAGAGCGTCGGTGAGCTGCTGCTGCCCGGCGTGCGTCAGCCGGGCCGTCATGGCGGCGTCCAGGAAGCCGCCGCACGCCTTCTGCATGTCCGCAGCACCCGTGACGACCACCCGAACCCGGGCGGCCTTGAGAGCGGCGATCATCGACGCGGCGGGGGACAGGGAGTCGATGACGACGGGGATGCGCCGGCCGGCACGCTCGGTCAGCCACTCGACCGCGGCCAAGGTGTCCTGCACCGCGTCGACCGCGAGGAGCTCGACGTGCGACCCCCAGCAGCCGGCGATGGCCAGCACCCGGTCGTGACTCATGTCC